AAGAACCAGTAATGTCAACAGACCCAGTAAACTGATGTGAGTCTACATCCTTGTCAGACCCTATAATTGTACTTCCTGCTATATCACCTCTTGATGGTCGAAAGCCGCCCATTTATTTTCTCCTTTAATCAGTAATGCCTGATCCAGTCAAGGCAAACATTTCATCAGGATTAATTCCTGTCACCTCAGCAAAAACTGTATATGATGCGTCGCCTGATACGCCATCATCCCTAGAAATATACAACTCTCTGCACTTCACGTTCATCGTAAGACTATCCTTATTCGATGTAAGTACAATGTAGTGGTTTCCACCGACTACATTTCCTGATCCTGTTGCGGCAAAGTGTATACGAATGTCAGGTGCCTCTCCAGACCCTGATAATCTGTTCATAATTGTTACCGATTTTGTAACACCTGGGAACCTGATGTTGTGTTCTGCTCCATTAGGCAGAGACGTAGAGCCCGTGATGTATGGATACCCTGAAACCTGATAAGAACCGACGCTTCCAAGGGCTGGTATCTGTTGGTAATACTTCGTCATTAATCACGACCTCCTTTTTTTGTGAAAACGATCTCTAGGCTTAAATAGTTCCTCTCTTCTTCTATTTTCCCTATTTATTACTCTTTGCCTTTGTCGTTTTTCTTCTCTTTTCACATCACTTGGCGGGGTATAATACCTTCTGTCATAAATTTCTTTCATAATTCCTTCGTTTTTAACGAGTTTACGAAAACGTCGAATCATCCTTTCGGGATCATTATTATTATCCTCTGCTCTAACTGTGATGCACGTATTAATTTCTTTATTTGTTCTTCTTTTCAATTTAAAACCTACTTTCTTTTTTATTTATTCATAGCTACGGATGACCACTTCCCAAAACCTGGGATCTGTGATATGTCTACGCCTGGGTCTCTTGGGTCAACTCCAGAAAGTGCCCCTCCTTGTGACTTTGACTCTATTATTGGCTTCGTACCTTCAAACAACTCTGGGTTTGAAAATTTACTCTTAAGGTCATCATAAGAATTTTTTCCAACAGCATCCAAAACCTGCTGTTTGACATTTGAGTTTGTTTTTGGTTGGGTCCTTGCTTGGCGCACAGAGGGTGATTCTTGAATTACCTGCACAGAGCTAAGTCCTTGTGCGACCTCGGTTACTACAGACGACAAAACCCCCTCCTCAAAGATAACTTCTCTGACGCATTCTTTGATTATATTTTTGAGTTCCGATTTTTTCATTTATTACCTTTCTTTAAGTTCCAATCTTAATCCAAGTGTTTGTTCCAGATATCGACACCCAACGTAAACGCATGCTAGGCAAGCTACTAAAAAAACTTGTCCCAGAGGGATACACATTGCCAGCTAGCATAATCCCTACATTTCCACCAGGGCCAAAAGAGGTAGGAATCGCTATATCTAATAGTTGCCCAGGGATTGTCCCATCTGCAAGTGTAAGAGTATGCATCAATTGTCCCATCATATTCTGTCCAGTTATAGTAGAAGCGTCAAGAACGTGGAAACTCGTAACAGGAGTTATAGCGCTAGTATTATTAGCTCCTAAATTATTTTCGGTAATAACTGAGGCTTCAAGTCCCTGGACGCTCAAACTTCCAGTAACCTGCATAAAGTCTGAGGCTTCATCTCCAACTTTTACATTTCCATCAGGATCTACCTTAAATGCAAACCCTCCATTGTCGTTATCAATCGCAAACCCACCAGCCATTATTTTTGTCTCAATATATCATTAAGGGCCCGATTAATCCTATCCGCCTTAGTCAGGTGTGTTTTAATCTCTTGTCCTTCAGCAACTAAAAATGCGCCTGTTGTGCTTGGTTCTGACACCAAATCAAAACAAAGAAGCTGGAAGTCGTCCTCTACCATAGTAATACCGCCTTCTTGACGAGTAGAGCCTAGTCCTCGACTAGAAATTCCAAGCTGTACACCACCCTCAACCAGTTGTTTGGCGATTTTTCCTGCGGGTGTGTCTAGAATTTTCATCTTTCCCATCACATCGTCACCCTTCCACCACACTTCTGTCACTAAATGGCTAGCATTCTTAAGTTCAACGACTGAACTATCTGGATGGTCCAGTTCACCAATGGCACGACCTTCACGAACAAGCTTCTCGTAGTTTTTCATCTCTCTTTCGAGGATTGGTCGTGGGTAAATGCGTCCGTTGCCGTTCTTTTTACCAGCAGCTTGAATTTTTCCTGCTACAATAAGGTGCGTTCCGCTTCGATTACCTTCCCGCTCTTCTTCTGTCAGAAGATCATCGCTGTAATCTAGGTTCATAAACTCTTGTAGTACATACTTCTTAGTCATTTTTATCTCCTTTGGAGTGCGGGCGCTACCCGCACGATACAACTACCACGACAACATCTTGCTACGGGTCTTAGTCTCCACTTTTGCGTCCACATCCCCTTTAATTCGGTGTTCATGTTGGATACCTCCATCTGATATAGACATACATAAACCGTATGACGTAGCTGACGAAAGTGATCCCATAAGAACAAAATTCGTCATACTAACAGTATAACTAAATAGTTCGGTATATGGGTTTAGTAACAGCAAGAGTCCGCCGACCCAAAACCCAACACACATTGGGCAGTGAAAAAAATAATGTGCTGGCCTGATTGGTTCAAATATTTTTGAAAAAACTAATATCTGTGTTATCCCATAGGAACACAGAATAAAATACACTAGAGACATTAGTAATAATAGCCGTATCCTGCAAATGTATATGTTGGGTCGGCAGAATTTGCACTTCCTTCGGGAGTATCCTGATATGGTGGAATTTCTCCATACGCCGTTGATTCTTTATCATCTGGGTCTGTAAAGCGGTCCTCAATGTATTCATCATATTCCTCAGCAAACTTTTCTGAGCCTTGTGTTTTCTTAAAGAACTCACTAAGACGATACAAAATTGCTTGCAATGGATCAATGTCACTGTCAGATGCTTCTGGAAAAGATGTCTCCACCATGCCAAACCTGGGTCCGCCACGAGGGTTGGCAGCTTCAGATACACCACCTTTAAAAAGATCATACATTAGCTCTTTTTGATAATCATAAACATCTCTGTCTATGTTTGGTTTAGGCATCGTAACAACCTTTTTCTGAGATGGGCTAACGATAATGTCCAAATATTTATGATCATTAATTACAAGGTTGCCATCCAGCGTCTTTTTAACCTGAAGCGGTATAGAAGCCTGTACGGGCTTTTTCTCTTCCGTTGGCGAAGACCCTATCTTAATTTTTATTGGCATCTTCTTCGTATTCTCTTACTAGTTTTTGGAGCTTCAAGATTTTTAATATTTCTTGTTCCCCTAGATTTGCTACATTGAATTCGGAGATTTGCTGTAGGACCTGTTTGGTGCTCTCAACCATCTGTTCATCAGTCATAACTTCTTCAAGGCTGAGTGAGGCTTCGACGCTTTCTTGAATCCTAGCGAGTTCTGTCCCTGCAAAAAGCTTGAAGTCAGCTTCATTTTCATTAAATGAAACAATAAAACGGTTAAGCAATTCCTTCTGTTCTGGTAAAAGTCCAGTGTACGCTTCGTTAAACCTATTTGTAAATGACTTGACGACCAAGCTGTCTACTGGCTGTAGCTCTTCTTTTTCTTGCTCCGAAGAAGTCAACGTTTCAATAATCTTTTGCTCCATAAGGACTCTATTTTTTACTGGTAATTTCTCGCCGAAGATCTGTGCAAGTGTAGCATATGATTTATAGTCAGGAACAAAATTGTTAAACACCTCTTTGCCAAGATTAGTATTAACCTTTTTAATCACGGCTGACTGTTCTTTAAAAATGTCTTGCTGGTTAAGTTGGTCATACTCTTTCTTAGCACGGAACACCATTTTTTCTGCTGTGTACTGATCTAGGTTAGATTTATCTGATAAAGCATTAAAACACCCAAGCTCGCTAAATAAGACCATTCCACTTCTAAAATGCTCCTTAAGTATAGACTTAATCTTTCCTGACCTTTGGGAGTCCTTACTAATAACTGACTTGGTTAGCTCTTTTACTAGAACCTCGTATAAAAAAGCTGTGTTTCTTTTTTTATTGTGTCTGACCTTCATTTTTGTTTTCCAATTGTTCTATTAGCCGTTTAATATCATATTGAGTTTCAAACAGTAAATCTTCCTCTGTCGTCTGTCCTTCACTGTGAATTCCATTAGCCAGTGCGCTCATTTCCCTATACCCTTTATATAGTGTCCTGCGAGACGAACCTGCCCCTTCTCTGTGATAAGCTCCATTCATACTTCTTCGACGTGCGCCCTGCTTCCACTTTGGGCTTTTAACTCTCATATAGCCATTGTCGTCACGTTGCCCAGGCTCGATTTCAGGTTCAGCCAAAAGCGATCCTTCTTCTTCGCCACCTTCAGCTTCACCCCCTGCGCCTTCGTCGCCGCCAAGATCACCTCCTCCAAGGTCTTCGCCACCAAGGTCATCACCGCCAAGATCACCACCCTCATCCCCGCCAGCAGCAGCCTCGGGGGCGGCTTCGATAGCAGCATTGTGCAGTGAGTCTGTAAATTGTTCAACCTGTATTCTGTCAATCTCTTCTTCAGAAATCTTGAAAATATTTCGGTATACCCACTGCTTGGAAAAATAGCCATCAGTTGCAGCACCAGCAACATCGAATTTGGTTCGCATGTGCTCAAGCTCCTGAAGTTCTGCTATCTTAGACGGGTTATTTAGGCTTAGCTTGAACGACAGCAAATCATTCTGTCTGTATCCCAAAGTGTAAAGATGAATAATACAAATTTTTTCTAGTTCCGCTATAACTACTCGCTGAAGACGCTGAATAGTGCGGGCAAAACGAATATCCTTCTGGGACAGGGTTGTTTTATCCTCGATCGCATCAGATTGAGCAAGATAGGCTTTTGGCACCTTAAGTGCCGAGAAGAGTTTATCACGAAGATAATTAACATCATCAATATCGCCTGTGAATTGTCCTCCTGCTAAAGTCTCAATCCTCGTATTACTAGCAGCGCCTCGAATTGGAATATAAAAGTCTTCGTCCACGCTCATAGCATTGTATCTCAAATCAACACGCCCAGTGTCCTCATCAACAATTTGATTTCGTTTCATCTGGGTTTTGACTTGTTCAATATACTGCTCTACATCCTCCGCCGCCATATTGCCAACATCGATATAGAAAACTCGGCGTTCTGGTGAGCGGACAATACGATAGGCCATCATCGCATCTTCTAGGAGTGTAAGTTGTCGCCATATCCGTCTAGACGGCTCTAAGACAGAAGTTCCGTATGGAACATATTTGTCGTTACCCAATACACGAAAATGAGAAACCTGCCAATTTTCAAAAGTAACGCCTTGGTTTCCTTCTGCATTCTGCCAGAAAAACTGAATGTAGTTAGGGTTTGTTGGGTCTGTGCCCTCAATTCTTTCCATCTCACGAACAGGGAGAGGAATAACATTTGTAATTCCTAATTTATCGTCGATATCTAAATACAGGAAATAGTCTCCATATTTACAAGTGCTCCGTGCCCACCCAAACAAATTAGATTCAGCGTTTAAAACACTGTAAAGAAGAGTATGTAATATATCTTTTATTTCACGGTTTTGGCAATCTACATTTATAAGAGGATTAAATGCCGTGGAGGTTGTTATCTCGTCAGCATAGATATCAAGCGCAGAGGCGATCTCTGGCATATACTCCATTTGTTCAAAGTCTGTGTAGCGCAGTTGCTTATTTCGATTATATAGAACCTTGTTAGTAAGGTCTCCAAAGGGATTGTGGTATTCCTTCTTTTTAAATTCTCTGCCAGTATTTGACGTAAAAGTATATTTTGTTACATCACGACGAGAACCCTTTACAACAGAAGGCTGATCATAATCAACTATAGGTCCACTAAAAAGGCGTGTGAGGCGCTTAAAAAGATTGGATTGTTTGTTTCTTGGGTTGTTAGAATTATTATCAGCCATTTTTATCCTTTAATGATCCAATTAAGGTCGTGAGTTCTTCCGTCAGTTCCTTTAAAGCTCTTAGGGTTGCCCTTAAATCCGTGCTGACCCTCTATCTTTGTATTAAGCTTTGTTGAAGAAACAGAGATACTCGTTAATAGTGCCCTTTTGTAATCTGCCTCCCGTTGATTTGCTGTCAAAGCCGTCCCTCTGACCCAACAACCAATACAGGCTGCAATTACTAGGTCGTCGTTATAACTCCTCATAGCTTGCGGTCTTCCATTGTGCCATACAAATGTTTTAATTTCATTTGCAAGACGAACGGAATTAATAGTAATTAGTTTATTTCTCACGAATTCTTCAAACTTAGCAATAACAAGTGGCCGAGTTTTCATAGACATTGTAAATCCTGCGACTCCACCGAGAGCCTGGGCGGACACTTCATCCACATACTCGTGAGTTGATTTTATACTATAATATAAATTCTTATAGTCTAAATCCTGCAATCTGCTCAATACTCCAATGCCCAAGGAATTATTTTCTATAATTAAAAGAGCGTCATTATATTCCGATGCCATTGAATACAACTGAGGAGCAAACATATCTGGTGTAATTTTGCCCTGATATTCAGCAACCTGTTCCATAGTCTGAGTGTCAAAAACATGGGCGACACTGAAGTCTGAACCATCTCCACGAGCCACATCAGCAACTAGAATATATTCTCTATGTGGCTCAGGTTCTTGCCATATCCAGTAATTTCTATCAAAACCCGTTTTATGTCTTGGTTCAATAGTTTTTTCTAATATTATCTTTAAGTCGTCGCCATGAATAACGGTATCACCAGAAGCATTAAAATTGCATTCCAGTTCTTGAGCAATTTCACGGCGAGACATATTTCGTGTTTCTTTTTCAAACCAATTTTGATCTCTTTCGGGATGAACTTGCCAGGGCAACCTAATTGTATGAAAGTCGTTCTTGTTTTCCTCTGCTTCTGTATAAGTCTTATGAAACCAATTACCAACACCATTTGGTGTAGAAAGAGCGATACAGCGACCACCAGTTGATAGAGTCGGGTAAAGACCTGCCCAGAGTTCATCTATGCCCTCAACAAAAGCAGCCTCGTCAATAACAAGAAGAGACAGAGCTTCGGAGCGCCCAGCGTCGCCAGAAGTTGATGAGGCTTTTACTTGGGATCCGTTAGATAACTCAAATGAGTTCCTGTTGTCAATTGATATGTCAGATATCTTAAGCCAAGAGGGTAAGTTTTTATGTATGGACTTTATCTTTTTAACAAGATTGGCCGCAGTTCCAAGCTTAGTTGCAACAACCAAGACATTTTTATCTTTATGAAAAAGCATCATCCAACAAACATATGCAGCTACTGTTGTTGAAATTCCCAACTGCCGAGCTTTGAGGATCACACTAAAGCGATGGTCTTTAAAATCTTTTAAAGCTGATTCCTGAAAATCATAAAGGTCAAAAGGGATTGACCCCCTCATAGGATGAGAAATCTTAGCATATTTTTTACAAAAGAAGGCAGGGTCTTTTCCACAGCGGACTATCTCCGCCATCATTTCCTTCTTGTTAAGAGCCATCTATGCCTCTGGGGTTTCTGGATTTTTCTTTGCTTTATCGTTCTGAGGGCGTTTGTTTGACTCTTTCTCTAGAAAATCTTTAAATTGTTTTTCATAGGATCGATCACGACTTTTAGCCGATCTTTCCGAACCCATCCTTAAAGACTCTACGCCATCAAAACCGCCAATTGCATATTGTTTCTTAGCCTGAACCCAGGTGTGTTTTCGAGAGGTTGTTTGGACCATAATATCGGCATCAGAGTCCTCTGTGAGTGTTACCGCTCCTTTTGTAATATTTTTATATTCTTTTTTCAAAAACTTTACAATATCAGCAAATTTTGCCTCGACCTCATTTTCAAATCGATTGCGAGGGTGCAACTCTTCTACACGCATTTCGCTTTGATATGTTACTATCATCTTTGGTCCTGCAAATCGAACCTTGAATCCATCGATAACACGGCTATCAATAATAGGGTCACCCTCTTCACGATTTAGTCCAATCTTCAGAGGTTCTCCACTTTCGTCCAGGGCTCCATCATAAGCATTGGCCGCAGCCTGATTTAAACCCTTAATTATTTCTAAAACAGTAGCCATTACTTTCTTCTCCTTAAGACATATTCAATGTGCTCATCCGTCGGTCGATCGCCATTATTCCATGCTTCTTCTCTACCAATAATAAAATCTAAATAGCAAAGGTGACAGCTTTTAAACCTATTCATATATAGGTCGTCCTTCCGTGAAAATGAATATGTTTTACAGACAGGACAGGTACGATCTTCTTTTTGGCGTGAGTGGCGCTTTTTAATTTTTACATCCCCTATGACAATCTCTTCCTCTTTTGATGAAAGTCTGTCTTTCTTGTGGGACATTTGTTTAAGTTGACTTAGGTACTCTTTTTCTTTATCTTCTTGCCACTCGTTCCGAAAATCTTGCACTGTATCTTTACCGTATTTTTCCGCAATCGCTTTTTCAATAGCAGCAATGTAATTTGGATCGTGCTTCATCGCTGATATACCCCGTGAACAATACCGATAGAAACGCCAGTTCCAATCACCAAACCTGTGAGAAGTCCAAGAGTTCCACGATTTCTGTCAAACCATGAGTTGTTTTTTTTGAGTTGGTCCTCTAGCTTTATGATAGAAGATTGATATATTTTCTCGGCTTTATCGCAGACTTTTTTGTCTACCGAACATTCTGAGAGTTTGGCGTTGGTGTCAATTTTCTTTTCCAGTATTTTGCGAAAGTCTTCTTCGCTCAACAGGATTCCGACATAGGTATTGCCCTCTTGTTCAACAGCCGCTGGGCGAGGCTCGAACTTCGTAACCTCTGCCGCAGCGGCGTTAATCGAAAGGAGCAGTATGAATGCAACTACTTTTTTCATATTACTTCAAGAACTTTTTCAGTCCCTCGATGCGCTTGGCAGGACGCTTGAGCCCACTAACCAAAGTATAAGTTACAAGCTTGTCCTTTTTATCATCTTCATAGATGCCACGGTGAACCATAGCTCCGCCTGTCAAAGCAGCCAAGGTATCGAAACCGAACTCAATGTTGTCCATCAAGCCAACAGTCTCTTCAAAGATCTCTTCGCTACCAACAACAATACAAGCAGCACCTGAAGCCGTTGTCAAGTCAAAACCTTCGGCAAGAAGTGTCTTCTCTAGGTTCTTCTTGAGGGCACTCGAAACAGCAGTTTCATTTTCAAGATCTTTAACACTAGTAACACCCATAATCATACAGCCTGGCTGTTTCATAATACTGTCGTAATCTGTAGCATCAAAGGTTGTATATTCTGAGTCTTGGTTTGCTAGGACGTTGAAGACGTGAAACAAGCCAGCGACTGTGTTGTTAATTGTTTTCCAAAACTTCTTTACCGTAAGCTTCGGATATAGTTTTTTAATCTTCTCGTTGTCCACCATAATGAGGGGAGCAATCTTTCCTTTTTCTGCGAGCCCGCAAAGTTGGGTGATGCGAGCATGGGCGTTCTTGGCGACCGTTGGGGAAGCCGATTCGCCAGCAGTTGGAAGAGAAGCGACTACACCGACACGCTCATCAACGTTCTCAACGCCAATATAAGTGAAGTACTTCTTTGCTACCTTGATAAGGGTATTAACCGTACCCCCGCCAGAACCACCAGATACACCAAGGCAAATCAAAATGCGGTCAACATTGTTTCCAAACACTTCTCGAAACTTGTTAAACACTTCCTGTTCTTTACGCTCGATAGCTGCTTCAGCTTTGGCCTGGTCCTTGCCAGCACCCTGTTCGCCGTGCTCATCAACTAGAAACTTTTGATTCTCTGGGAGATCAAGACCATTGAGATCAGATCGGGCTGTATTCACAGCAACCGTCTTTGTGTATCCCATATCGTAAAACGCCTTAGCCATACGTCCGCCACCTTGACCAGCACCAACAATGGCATAAGTTAAGGCACCACCCGACTTGTCTTCAATCGTCTCTTGTTCTTCGTTTAGATCTGGATCGTAATCTTCAATATCTAGTGTAGGAATATCTACCATTTTACTAGCCTCCTCATATGTCCAATTCTTTATGGAGTCGAATTAAAGCTTTTAGACGTTCTTCTCTATCATTTATTCTTTTCGTATCCCGAAGACGATTTTGAAAAACGCTCTTAACTGCTCCAATCTTATCTTTTTCTAGTCTACCACGCAACTCTGACTCTTTTAAGGCAATTGTTGCTTCTGTCTTTATCGCATCCAGATATTTTACTTTATCTTCCGCTGGTTTCAACAAGCGGTAAAAATAAATGAGTAGGCTTGCCACGACAACAAACGCCAGTACAAACTTCCACCAGCCTGATTTCAACTTGTACCACAACCATTTCATTTTCCGTGTTTCCACCTAGCAGCAATATCTGCTGCTCCTTGTAGTCCGATGTATGCGAGAGATACAGCAACCCAATCGCTACTAGTAACATGACCTGCCGCTAAGAAAGCGGTGGAAGTTCCCCATACTATTAATTTTCGTGATGCCCACTTACCGAGCCAGCTATCTAGTTTTTCGTGCATATCTACAGCACCTCCTCTGTAGATATAAGTAGTCTATTGCTACTTTTTCTTTACCTTGTTCGTTGCTGTCTGCAATTGTCCTGCTATTGGATCAAGGATAGAGGGATCAATTCCCGCAAACTCTTTTGCAAGCGCTCTAAGAAGCCCCAGACGTCCTTGAGGTGTGTTTAATACATTGGTCCTAATTTGAGACAGGATACCTTTTTGGGTTTTTAAGAGAGCATCCTTCATGTCTTTGACATAATCCTCTGCTGTCTCACCTTTACTGCCTGCTTTTTTGGCTAGTTTATCCTGTGTCCCAGTTCCTGATCCGCTCGAAGAGGAACTCGAAGAGGATCCACCCACATCGCCGACAGCAGCCTCTAGTCCTTGCTCCTGTTCTTGAAGTCGTACCTGCTTTAAAGACTCAGTAACAATTTTGCGAATAAAATCTTCATTTACTTTTTTCATTAGGATCCCCTCCAAGAGACATTATTAAATAGTGTGTCTAATCTCTTTTTGCCCGTTTATGTAGTTGTGTTAGTCCAGCAGCAACTCTTATATCTTTTCCCTCATAAATAATTGTTGCTATTTTTTCCCAAGTATGGTATTCTTTGAGTAGCCCAACCTTCCATCCTTCGTGGTCAGACCAAGTATACTTAAACCTAACGAGGTCGCCTGCTCTCATACTTTTTTATTCTTTCCAAAAATTTCTGGCGGTTGCTTTCGGTGTTCATGGAACTAATCTCTGTACTTGGACAGTCAACCGCTTGATGCATTGGTGCTTTGATAGTCTTTCCGTAATCTTTGACACCTGCTGCTATGCCGCAAGTCGGGGAGCGACTAATACCAATAAAACCAACAGCATCGGTGTGACGGGTGGCAATCTCTTGACTTTTATCTTGAAGTTTTGAGTATACTTCCTTTTTGCCCGCAAATGCTTTAACTTCGCCACCAACCGCTCGCAACCTGATGGTGGAACGGGGCGTCCCAAAGAGTTCATGTTCTGGGCATATGGGTACGAGTTCATAGCCGTGCTCGGTTGCCCAATCGTGGATGTGTTGGTGGTATCGGTTGCTGCCGTTCCATCTTACATCATCTCCGTAAACACAGGCACTAATCAGTATCTTGTTGGACATTTAGAAATTTTCTGTACGATATAGGCAAATTATCATAATAGGTTGTTTTTATTAACGAGTCTCTTGCTTTTCCTAAATCTTTATGATAAGCAAAATTTATGAGAAAAAAGGGAATTGAATTGTATGCTGAGTAATCTTCAACCTGCATCTTAGTATTGGGGTTAAAGCACAGCGCTCCAATATTACCATTGCCGCTTTCCTCCAATACCAAATTAATAAACTCTTGATAGCCTTTTGTTTCCGATGCTTTCACATTTACATTTGGTTGTCCAATAAGGGCACTCCTTTTTCCAGAGCGGACAAAACGGAGAACCACATCCACAAGTGTATCTCTGGGA